AGTCCTAAATCCTCTATTTTTGGCGGAAACAAGCGAACTGGCGGTAACTGGCCACGACCAGCCCAGACTAGAAACGACCACTAACAGTGAGGCGCTATCGTTCGCGGCAGACATTGGGGATTTCTCTGAGAAGGTTTTAGGCGTGTCTTTACAGCCTTGGCAGCTTCGAGTACTTGCCGGGCAAACCGAAATGAAACCCAACGGCAACTTTGTTAACCGTGTATCGCTGGTGAGCGTTGCGCGACAGAACGGCAAGACAACTGCCATGGCCGCACTCATCGGCTGGTGGCTCTGCACCCAAGGCGGCAACCGTGGCAAACCCCAAACGGTCATAACATGCAGTCACCAACTCGACTTGTCTACCGCGCTATTCAAATACCTTGCACCCATTCTTGGCGCCAAGTTCAATGCCAAGATTTCGTGGTCATACGGCCGCATGAACCTAGAGATGCCAGACGGCAGCACTTGGCTGGTGCGCGCAGCTACACCACAAGCCGGCCACGGTTACAGTGCCGACCTAATTTGTGTAGACGAGGTATGGAGTGTCAGCGAGGCCGCCATAGATGAAGGTTTGCTACCGTCCCAGCGCGCTAGAAAAAACCCGCTTATGTCTATGTGGTCAACTGCCGGCACACCCGAGTCAAAAGCCATGTTGCGGTGGCGCGAGCAAGGCATACGCGCTATTGACGCTGGCGACCACGGCCCGCTCTATTTCGCTGAGTTTAGCCCCCCGAGCAACATAGACCCGATGAGTCCTAGCGCATGGATTTACAGTAACCCCGCGCTTGGTTACACGCTCGACATGTCAGTAATTGAGGCTGAAGCCAAGGCCCCAAACCGTAACGCGTTTCTACGTGGGTCGGTTAATACGTGGACTAGCTCACACTCGGGCTGGTTAGAAAACGGTCTCTGGGAAGCCTGCCTATATGAAGGCGAAGTCCCAGCCGGCGGCGTACTCGCTATCGAGCAGTCCATTGACGAGGCACGTTATGTTGGCGTGCGCGCCGTGCGCGTAGAAAACAAGACAGTAATAACTACCGCTTTTGATGTAGACAACATGGCCGAAATGTGGGCATGTGTCGAGCGCGAAGTAGAACGTAACCCGCAGCTGCGCATCGCAATAACGCCAGTGCTAGAAACCCATTGCCCGCCCAAGCATGAACGCCGACGCACCATCGTTGGCTACCGTGAGTTGCTAAAATGGACTCTTGCCGTCCGGTCGCTAATTGTAGAAAACCGCATCGGCCAGACTGGCGAAAAACTATTAGCCGAACACGTCGAGCGCGCCGTCATGATTAAACACCAAGGCAGTGTGGCGCTCAGCTCTACCCGTTCGCCTGGTCCCATTGAGTTAGCCCGGTGCATGGTATGGGCCGCCGCTTTAGAGTCGCGCCCAAGTTCTGCCGGCAAGCCTTTACTTGTTATCAGCAGGTAGTACACTCACTTGTGGACAGCCGGCCATTTCGTCGGGATTTGGTCGGTTATCCACATTTACCCACATAGGAAATGGCAAGATATCCACATGGCTTTATTTGGACGTAACAAAGTTGCCGCGGTAGGCACGTCAGTAGACCCCGAGATAAAAGCCGCCGTGGGCTATGGCTCTGGCGGTAATGCTGGCGCGTCCCAAATAAACAATTTCTATGCGTACACCAATGGCGAAATGCGACAAATTGCTATGCGCGTCCCGACTGTCTCACGCGCCCGCGACCTTATGGCCAGCGTCATTGGCTGTCTTAAATTAGAGATGTACCGCGACATTTGGAACGGCGAAGAATTAGAAAAAGTGCCACTTGCCCCCCGCGCATGGCTCAGCCGTATAGACCCAAACGTCACAAATAACTTTATCCTAAGTTTTACATTCGATGATTTATTCATGTACGGAAGAGCCTTCTGGTACATAAAATCGCGTACCGCCGACGGTTACCCCGCATCATTTGAGCGCCTACCAGCTGCAATGGTCACCACTCAAGACCAAGCCGGCCCCGTATGGTTTGGGCCGTCTAACCAAGTTTTCTTTTCGGGTTTGCCTATCGAGTCCGAAAACCTTGTGCAGTTTCTTAGCCCGGTACAAGGTTTGCTTTACACGTCGAGCGAAGCCATTACCACCGCTTTACGGCTAGAGGCCAGCGCACGACGCAATGCCGAGTCGGCCATACCTGCGGGCGTTTTGCGTCAAGTTGGTGGCGAACCTTTGAGCGGCCAAGAACTAGCCGACATGGCAGCCGCTTTTAACGCTGCGCGCATGACAAACCAAACGGCAGCACTAAACGAGTACTTGACATACGAGGCCACCACGGCGACCCCAGACAAAATGTTGCTTGTCGAGTCCCGCGACTTCCAAGCCCGCGAACTCTGCCGCGCCGCCAATATCCCCAACTACTTGGCTGGTATTGACCAAGGCAGTTACCAATACACCACGTCCCGAGGTGCACGCGAAGACCTTTACCTATTTGGTGCCAAGGCTTTTATTGACTGCATCGCAGAAACCTTGTCAAGTGACAACGTGCTACCCCATGGCACTTACGTTAAGTTTGACGTAGAAGAATACCTAAGCGAGTCCTACCTAGGCGGCGCCGACGTAGAAACAGAAACAACAATAGAAACCCCGAGGTACGCAAATGATTAGGTTCACCCCCAGCTCTTTTACTGTCGAGGCCGCTAAAGGCGCAACACCAAAGCGCACAATTTACGGTTTAGCCGCGCCATATAACGTGGCTGCACGTACTAGTACGGGCCAAGAGGTACTTTTCATGCCGGGCAGTTTGCCAGTTGACGGCCCCGCGCCAAAACTTATGCAGTACCACGACTCGACAAAGCCCATTGGCATTGTGACCGAGCGCGTGGAAACACCAGAAGGCGTCATGTTTGCCGCGCGTATCTCAGCCACTAACGCTGGCGATGAAGCATTGACACTTGCCCAAGACGGCGTGCTTGACTCGGTAAGCGTTGGCGCGACCCCAACAGAGTGGACAATGGTAGACGGCGTTATGCACGTCACCGCCGCTATCTGGTCAGAATTAAGCATGGTTTCCGAAGGCGCGTTTGCCGATGCGAAAATCCACCAAATTGCTGCCCAGTCTGATATAACATCAGTAGAGACGGAACCCGACACCGACGAGAACGAAACCGAAGAAGAAACTACAGAAACCCCAGAGGAGTCACCCGTCATGGAAAACCAAGCACCAGTAGTCGAGGCATCAACACCTACAGCTCCTTTGTGGGCAACTGCTAAACCACAATTTAAGTTGCCAACACCTAGCGAATACATCGCAGCAATGGCAGCAGGCACCACCGCGTTTGCTGAAATGAACGCACGCATTAAAGCAGCTGCGCCAGACATCACCACCGCCGATACACCCGGTATCTTGCCCGAAGTTATTACCGGCAGCGTGTACGACTCGCTTAACCCAATTCGCCCGTTTGTTAGCGCCATCGGTACAAAAGCAATGCCAACCGCTGGCGCAACATTCCGCCGTCCAAAAATCACGGTACGTCCGACAGTTACACAGCAGCCAACCGGCCAATTGAACGCGCTCGACCCATCAACCGTGACCGTTGCAAACAACGACGTAAGCAAACTTACTTTTGGAACTTACGTAACCGTTTCGGAACAAGACCTTGACTGGTCAGACCCCGCTTCAATCAACATCATTCTTGAGCAGTTGGCAATCGCTTACGGCCAAGCAACCGACAACTACGCAGTAGACCAGTTGGTAGCACAAACCACACAAACCGAAACGCTGGCCAGTTTCTCGGGCCAAGACATCGTTGAGGCCGTTTACGGTGCAGCGTTCCAAATCTCTAACACCAGTAACTACTTGCCAACACACTATTTTGTGTCGCCAGTAACTTGGGCAAAACTTGGTATGGCCGTAGACGGCGACAATCGCCCAGTGTTCCCATTTGTTGGCGCACCCGGACTTGGTGGCTACAACGCAGCCGGCACACAGTCTGCAACTTCATGGAACGGCAACCCATTGGGCTTGTCGCTCGTAGTTGACAAAAACATGTCTGGCGGAACCACGACCGGCACACTTTCTGGTGTAGTTGGTCATGCCGCTGGTGCAGCCGCTGGCTTCGAGTTCTACGAGCAAATGAAAGGCGCAATCTCAGTAGACGTACCAAGCACGCTTGGCCGCACTATTGCGTTCCGTGGTTACGCAGCTGTCTTTATGGCAGACGCAACCAAGTTTGTCAAGCTCGTAAACGCATAACCCGAAAGGCGGGCTACCGCCATGGCGGTCTACACAATTACGCACAAGCAAATCGTTGATAACTACGGCGTTTTGCAACTGCTCACTAACGCGCTGGTACAGCCCGGCGACAGCATCACAGTGGCGGCCGTTGACGCAACATTCAACGGTACGCGCACTGTGTACGCATGCCCGCAGTTTTATTACTTAGGCGTGGACGAGTACGGCGACCTGCTTTATAACTATGACTTGCCGATACAAAATCAAGTCTTGTTTGCTTTAACGGCGGCAGACGTCGAGCGCGGCCCAGCTACAGGAACGCTAACTTTTTCGCCTAGTTGCACGTGGATTACAGCAACACAAATTGAGGACTGGTTAGGCATCGGTACCGCTACGGTCGCCGACACAACATTCTTGACACAATGCGCGGCAGCTGCAAATGCGTTTTGTTTTCGCCGCCGGCAAGAGGCTGGTTACATTGACGCATTGGCAACTAGCCCAAGCGGTGACGTAACGCTCGGAACTATCCAATATGGGGGCATGTTATATAGGCAGCGTGGCAGCATTGACTCGTTCGCCAGTTTTGGCGACGGTGGCGCGGTAACCGTTACAGGCCTCTCAGGCGTCATCAAACAACTGCTTGGCATTGACAGACCGCAAGTGGCCTAGCGCATGCCAGTCACCTTTACAGACCTCTTTAACGAGGCTCTAGACGACCTAGTAGCGACGCTTACGGCAGTTAGCGGGCTTCAAGTAGTCAACGACCCGCGCAACCTTGTGCCGCCATGCGTTTTCATTGACGCGCCAACATTCGAGGCGTTTAACTTCAACATTGTAAAAATGCTTTTTCCAGTGCGCTGCATCACTCTTGGCCCAAACAACTTAGACGCGCAACGCTCACTTATGAACCTTGCCGCCAAAGTTATTGGCGCTAAAGTTGGTGTGCAGGACGGCCGCCCAACCATCGCCATTATTGGTGGTGCTGAGTATCCGGCCTACGACTTGACTATAGCCATGCAGGCCCAAACCGGTTAGGAAAAACATGTACGTAGTAAACAGTCCCAGAGTCGGCATCGTCGGCGAACCTTTTAACCCAGACGGCCACGACGTCGCCTACCTTTTGGCTGGCGGTTTTATTGTCGAGAAATCACACACTAAGCCCGCAAAATCTGCTAAAACAGAACTAGAAGAAACACCCGAGGAGTAAACCCCATGCCTACCAGTACCTATCTCTCAAACCCAGACGTTCTCATCGGCGCGGTCAACGTGTCAGACCAATGCACAAGCGTAACATTGAACTACACGGTAGAAGCACTCGAAAGCACCGCATTTGGCGGCACTGCTCGCGTTTACACCGCTGGCCTACAGTCCAACGAACTTACGCTAACAATGTATGCGAGCTACGCAGCGAGCGAGTCCTACGCAACATTGGCACCACTGGTCGGCACACAAATTGCAACTATTATCGTTTCGCCAGCTGCACCATCAACACCCGGTACGTACTCGGCCACAAACCCCGGCTTCACTATCTCGGGCGGATATCTTGAAACACTGCCAAGCATGAACGCGTCAATGGGCGAACTAGCCACCATGGATATTGTTATTCGCGGCGGCACCTACACCGTAGACGTATCCTAAAAACAAATAAGCTGAAAGGTAGCCCGACATGCAGTTAAGGCTAAAAGTACAACGACAAAACGAAGACGCCTACGAGGTCACCACTAACCTTGCTGTCATTGTCGCATGGGAAAGGCGCTTTAAGCGTCGCGCCAGTGACCTAGGTTCGGGCGTTGGCATGGAAGACTTAGCCTTTATGGCTTACGAGGCCAGCCAACGCTCCGGCATTATCGTCCCCGCATCGCTCGACGCGTTCATCAACACTATTGAGAACCTAGAAGTAGTAGACAGCGAGCCGGCAACTTTTACCGTGCCGGAACTATCCGGCGACAGTTAGCAGAGCTTTTATTACACACGGGCTGGTGGCCCCCAAGTGTAGACTTTGAGTTACCAGACTTAGCCACCGTGATAGATGTACTTGAAAGGCAGCGTAAACAAAATGCCCGCTGACGCGTCTTACAAGGTTTACGGTATCCAAGAAGCATTGGCAGAAATAAACAAAGTTGACCGTGTTCTACGCCGGCAGATTACTAAAGACATTCAGTCTGGCGCTGGCACCAAACTTGTGACGGCGGCCCGCTCGTTTATCCCGACCGCTAGCCCGCTATCGCGCATGGTTAATGGCAACATGATTAAAGGCCGCGACGGCACGGGTTGGTCACGCACCCGTGTTCTCGCTGGCATACGTACCGTGGTTGGCAAACGTGGTCAGCGTGCACGCACTGTAAGGTTCTCTAACGGCCGTACAGCCGATTTTAAGGCGACGCAATACCAGTTGCTGGTTCTACAGCAACGCGACGTTGCCGGCGCTATCTGGGACCATGCAGGTATCAGAGGCGGCGGCCAGTTTGTTACTAATCTTTTGGCTGAAGGCGAGCACGTCGGCCCCGCAGCTGCGCCCCGCGCATTGCAACCAGCCGCCGAAAGTGTGCTACCCGCCGTCGAGGACGAGGTAGACAAGATAGTGCAACGGGTTATGACTATTGTTAACCGTAACCTCGTACAAACTAGGACGCGCTAATGGCTATCAACATTCCGATTATTTCAAGCCTGAACACTAAAGGTTTTGACGCAGCCAAAAAAGAGTTTGCAAGCCTGCAAGGTTTCGGCGCTAAGTCTGGTTTCTTGCTACAAAAAGCCATGGTTCCCGCTGCCGGCGCAGTCACCGCATTGGCTGGCGGTTTGGCTTTAGCCGCTAAAGCCGCTATTGCCGATGAGCAGTCACAGAAACTTTTAGAAACACAGCTGCGCGCGACGCTCGGGCCTAACCAAGCGTTAGCCGACTCTATGGCCGACTTTGTTGACCAAACGCAGTTAGCCACTGGTGTTGCCGATGACGAGCTACGGCCCGCACTTGCCGGCTTAGTGCGGTTTACCGGGGACGCTGCGAAAGCTCAAGAGTTATTAACGCTCAGTATTGACGCGTCAAAAGCCACGGGTAAAGACTTGGTGGCAGTTTCCACCGCTATCGGTAAAGCATACGACGGCAACTTTACGGCACTAAAAAAGTTGGGCGTGCCGCTTGACGAGAACATAATCAAAACTAAAGACTTTAAGGCTGCACAAGAGGCACTTACCGCACAGTTTGGTGGCGCGGCAGCCGCTAACGCCAACACCTACGCAGGCCGTTTGCAGATACTTAAAATACGTTTTGACGAAATGGTAGAAGGCATCGGTTACCGCGTGTTACCAGCGCTTGGCCAACTACTTGACTACGTAGACCGACTTATAAAAATAATGGACGAGCGCGGCCTAGGCGGCGTTATCCGTGAACTTGGCGGCAGGCTACGTAGGTTTGTTGACCCGTTCCAAGCGTTACAAGACGCAATAAGCCGCAACGTAAAAGAGTCACAAGGTTTTACCGACAAGTTAAAACAAATGGGCGTGAACGCTGCAAACCTTGGCAGTAGCGTGCTTAACCTTGGCGGCAAAGTACTTGGTCTGAACCTTAATATCGGCAAACTTAAAACAGGCTTAGACAAAACAAACGACGGTTTAGCACTTGCCTACGCCAACACGCGCGCATGGTCAGAAACCATTTTGCAGCTTGACGCAGACCAGAAACGCGCCAACTACCAAAAAGCCGTAGACATTGAGCAGCAACGCTTAGCAAACTTAGAGATATCTAAGAGCACCGCCAGCACCGATAAGGCTTCAGCAGCCGCTAAACGAGCCGCAGAGGCCACAAGAAAACACGCCGAGGCAGTACGCACACTCAAAGAGTCCTACGACAATGCGGTGCAAACAGTTAAAGACAAGTTCAGCCCCGCGCTTATGCGCGCCAATGAGCAACTAACCAAGGCAACCGATACCTACAACGCTTTCTACAAGGCAACTGGCGACGTTGTGCGCGGCATATTTAATGTCGGCGATGCTTGGACTACAGCAGCCGACAGCGAAAGCGCAAAAACCTTTTTTGGTGTGCTCGACGAGCAAGCCGCCAAGGCTGGCCAACTCGCTACCGGCATAGAAAAACTTATTGCAGCTGGGCTAGACGACCCCGCACTACTCAAGTCCATTCTTGACTCTGGGGCAGATGTAGGCCTAGAGATAATTAACGGGCTACTTGCCGGCGGTAAAGCGTCCATAGACCGTCTGGTAGGTATCTCTACGACGATTAACGCAGCTGCCGACCGTATCGCCAAGTTGACCGCCGACAAATGGTACAAGTCGGGCATTGACCAAGCCCAAGCGATAGTAGACGGCGTTAACAGCGTCATAGAAAACACCGAGTTTCTGCTGAAGTTTGCTGTAGACCCCACAAGTGTTGCCGCTATCGGCCAGCAGTTAGACGCAAACCTCGGCACCGTGTTCGGCGGCGGCGCAGCACCAGCACCAGTTACCAACCCGTTCGGCCCGATACTTGGCAGCATTAACGCCAGCCCCAATATGGACGGCAGCCGCGTAAGCACCAGCAATGTCACTATTAACGTAAACGGCGGTGACCCCAACGCAGTGGTAAGCGCGCTTCGCAGCTACATGCGCACTAACGGCAGTGTGCCTATTCGAGTGAGCAACATTTTTTAATGACATTGGGTTTACAAAGTTACAGCGTTGAGTACTCAACAGACAGCACTAGTTACACCGCGCTAACTAACGTGCAGAGCATATTTTTGTCTATAGGCGTAGAAGCCCAACTTGACCAGCTGCGCGCTAACACTGGCACCATAGAAGTTAGATACCCGTCTGGATTTGCGTCGCCTATCGCCCAACTTGTGCAAGGCACTTTCATTAGAATTAGGAACAACACCAACCCGGCAGCACCGTATCTATTATGGGTTGGGCGTATATCTAATATCACCGTGCAATACGGCATACCTTACGTGTCTAACGTCGGCAACGCAGACTTCCTAACCATTTCAGTAGAAGGCAGTTTTGCGTCTTTAGGCCGCATGGCTGGCAGCGACTACGCAATGGCAGCGGGAACCGTTGCAACACAACTAACGACAGCCGGCACAGAAACAGGCCTTTCTATCGGCTGGTTAGGCTCTTCAACACAAGCCGGGGCAGCTGCAACAATTAGCGGCACTTGGGCGGACTGGTTAGCAAAAACTGCTTTATCGGCTAATGCTCGAATGTGGAACACCAAAGACAACAGCCTTTTTGACATAACAATAGTTAGCCCATTTGAGCTTTATACTACTCAAAACTATTTTAGTGACGTAAGGCCACAGCCTGAACTAACGGCAAGTTATGACCAAATAACTTTTGAAGGTTACGCAGATAACTATTGGACACAAGTAAGTGTTGACCCAGACGGTCTAGCAACCCAGACAGTCACTTTGTCAGGCGCGACCGTGCCGTACCGCACTTACGTTGTCAACACGAATAACGCCACTACGGGCCAAGCATTAGACTTTGCAAACTATCTGCTAGGCAACTTCTCGACCCCAAAACTTGCTATTAGCTCGGTTTCTTGCATTGCCGAGGCGCAAACCTTAGACATGCTTTTAGACAAGTTCGCTGGCGTTACACAAAGTTTTGCGCGCATACCCGGAGTACGTACCCGCGTCGAGTTTCGCGGCACTACCTACCAGTGTTTAATTGAAGGCGTAACAATGGCAGCAACACCCGCCGGGGCAAGGTTTACGTTTTATTTGTCAGGCGCGGACTTAAACCAGTATTTAATACTTGACGACTTGTTTTATGGCAAACTTGACTTGAATAGACTGGGGTACTAATGGCAACACCAACTTCACTACCGGCAGCGCAAACCACGGGCAACGTCCTAACCGCTGCATACATGAACGATTTGCGCGGCGCGTTTCGTGTACTCCAGTTCAAGTACATAGACACGACAACACAAGTAACCAGCGCATCAGCTACTTACGTAGATT